ACAGAAAATGGGGTAATTTGGAAGTGGAATGGATATGCTTGGGATCGAGTTCCAAGTAGTGGTCCGCAAGGTGCTCCAGGTCCAACTGGTCCAACTGGACCAAATGGTCCTGCTGGCCCTCCAGGTCCAACAGGTGACGATGGTCCTACTGGTCCAGGTGGAACTGGTCCTGCTGGTCCTCCAGGTCCTCCAGGAAATGACGGTGCTGATGGAAATGATGGTGGAACTGGTAGTACAGGTCCTGCTGGTCCTCCAGGTCCTCCAGGAAATGATGGTGCTGATGGAAATGATGGTGGCACAGGTCCTACTGGTACTCCAGGACCTGCAGGTCCTCCAGGTCCTACAGGTCCAATTGGATCTCCTGGTGCAAGAAATTATAATATAACAAATAGTGGATCTGGTTCTTACTGTGTTGATAGTGTATGCAGTAATCCAACAATAACTTTATTAAGAGGTTTAAGTTATACTTTTACTATAAATGCAAGTGGACATCCATTTTATATTAAAACTGCTCAAAATACTGGAACGGGTGATCAATATAATACAGGAGTAACAAATAATGGTAGTCAATCAGGAACTATAACTTGGGATGTTGCATCTGACGCACCAAATACTCTTTATTATATTTGTCAATATCATAGTGCTATGACAGGCACTATTTCTATATCAGATTTAGGTCCTGCTGGTCCTCCAGGTCCGAATGGTCCTCCAGGTCCAACTGGTCCAACTGGTCCTTCAGGTGGAACTGGATCTCCAGGTCCAACAGGTCCTCCAGGTTCTGATGGTTCTGATGGAGGAGCTGGTCCTGCTGGTCCTCCAGGTCCAACAGGTGACGATGGTCCTCCTGGTCCAGGTGGAACTGGTCCAACTGGACCTCCAGGTCCTACAGGTCCTGATGGTCCTCCAGGTCCTGATGGTTCTGACGGTTCTAATGGAAGCGATGGTGGTCCTGGTCCTGCTGGTCCTCCAGGTCCTTCTGGTGGAGATGGTTCTGCTGGTCCTCCAGGTCCAGATGGTCCTCCAGGTTCTGATGGTAATGATGGTAATAATGGACCTCCAGGTCCTCCTGGACCTCCAGGTTCTTCTGGTTCATCATCTGTTCCTTCAGGAGCTGTGATGTTATTCTATCAAGCATCTGCTCCTACTGGATGGACTCAAGTAACAAGTGGTGTAAGTAATAAGGCACTTAGAGTGGTAGATGGAACTGGTGGTGGATCTGGTGGTAGTAATTCATTTACTAGTACATTCTCAAACCAATCTTTAAGTGTTAGTGGATCTGGAAGTGCTAGTGGAACTACAGGAAGTAGTGTTTCTGGATCTACAAGTAGTGAAAATGCTGGATCTGTTAGTGTTAGTGGATCTGTTAGTGGTAATTGTAGTGGTAGTCAATACATTTACGCTAGTACCAGTCAGGTAACATTATCAACTAGTCAGATGCCATCTCACCAACACCAATATCATGCGAAAATTGGTACTTCTGGTGGTAATTATGGTTTTCTTGATCATTTAAATGCTGGTTCTTCAGGACAACCAAGTGTTAATAGTGCTGGTGGAAGTAGTGCTCACAATCACTCATTAGTTAATTACCAAATATCTGGTTCTAACTTTAGTTTCAGTGATAGTTTTAGTGCTTCTGGTTCCCCTAGTGATCACAGTCACGATATAGGCAATCACTCTCACAGTTTCAGCGATAGTAGTATTAGTGTTAGTAGTTCTGGTTCTCTTGACTTGCGTGTTCAGTATGTTGATGTTATAATATGTTCAAAGGATTAATATAATGAAACTTGAGCAGGGTAAGTTCTGCCCTTTAATCGGTAAAGATTGTATTCAAATGCAGTGTGCTTGGTTTACTCATGTTCGTGGTGTGAATCCTAATACAGGAGAGGAAACTGATGAATATGGATGTGCAGTTACTTGGTTGCCTATGATGATGATTGAAAATTCTGGACAACAGAGAGCAACTTGTGCTTCTATTGAATCCTTTAGAAATGAAACTGTAAGATCGACTATGAAAGCACAAGAAATATATAAAAGAGAATTGGAATTAAAAGCTCAAGAGAGATTACAACAATCTAAACAAATAAAGAATGTAACGGAGATAGAAGAATGAAATTAACAGTTGTTCCATCTGATAAAACAATAATTATTGATACTGAAGGGGTAGTATGTAGTAATGTTGATCTTTCTTGGATTCCTACAGATGTTCATGCGATGCATTGGGATAGTTCAACAAACAAAGGTCACGTTGAATATGAAGATAATGCTGTAGATGGAAATGGAGATAAAAAATGGGGTGATGAAATTACTGCAATAGGTATTTGGCAGCAAGCAGTAACAGATCACGCTAATGAAAAAACTGCTCAAGCAAATGCAATAGAAGCAGCAAGGGATCATTTAGCAGAAGTAAAACAATATAGAAATGCTTTATTATCTTGGTCTGATTGGACTCAAGGTAATGATTCCCCATTAAGTTCTAGTAAGAAAACTGAGTGGGCAACATATCGTCAGGCACTAAGAGATGTTCCAGCAACCATAGCAGCAGATAGTGGTTTAACTGCAAAGGCGATGGCAGATGACTTCACACATTCCAGTTGGCCGACAAAACCCACATAGTATGCTATAATAATTAAACTAGATGGATAACTAGATGAATGATCTGATACAAGTAATTAAAATTCTTAATGGTGCTGATCTTAAAAAAGTAAATCAATATTTTGATACTTTAGATTTTCAAGATAATACTGTATTTGGTAAACCTGGTGAGAAATGTCAAACTAATAGTGATATTAGATCTAGTACTGGGGTATCTTTAGATGATGCACATGAAATAACTAATGTTATTCATACTGCTATGAATAATGGATTGGATGAATATAAGAGAAGAGTGCAAAAGATTCATCCAAATTTTAGTTATTATCCTGTACCTGGTGCTGTGGGAACTAGATCTTGGAGAGAAGGGATACAAATATTAGATTATAAAAAAGGACAAGAATATAAGTTTCATCATGATGCAGCAACAGAACCTAGATTGGGTGAGTATCATAGAAAGATTTCTGTTATATTATATTTAAAGGAAGCAACTAAAGGTGGTGGGACTGCATTTGCACATCTATCAGTTAAACCAAAACCAGGTTATGTTCTTATATTTCCATCTAATTGGTGCTATCCTCATGCGGGTGAACCAGTAAGTGCAGGTAAGAAACGAGTTGCTGTTACTTGGTATTACGTTGAGAATATATAGATATTATGCTATACATATGATTATGAATGATGAAACTGTTCAAGACATCATAGTTGATGTCTGCAAAAGAAGAATTACTTTAATTAGTAATGAAGGTGAAACTAGATTTGTTAAGTGTGATAACACAGATCAGTTCATGGGTGTAATGGATGTTATTAAGGAACATGCTGATCCAGAATTGATTACTTATGTTGAACCAAAATTAACTACCGATAGCAAAGCTAAATAGAACATAGAAATACCAACTGGACTAGTAGTATAAAAAGATGCCACTTAATAAGTTAGAGAATTTCATAAAGAATAGTGAGGGTCGCATTCTTTATGTTAATCCAAATGATCTTGATGCCACTGATGGAATAGAAAATCAGGGTAACTCATTAACAAAACCATTCAAGACCTTACAAAGAGCACTTATCGAATCCGCTAGATTTTCATATCTAAGGGGAAATGATAATGATTTAGTAGAGAAAACAACTATATTATTATTTCCAGGTGAGCATTTAATAGATAATCGTCCAGGTTTTGGTATAAAGAGTGTTAATGGAACTGCTACTGCTATTAGTCCAAGTAGTGCAGAGTCTGGTGCTCAGAATACTCTTACATTAACTCTTAACTCTAACTTCGATTTAACACAAGAAGATAATATACTTTATAAGTTTAATAGTACAGAAGGTGGTGTTATAGTTCCTAGAGGAACATCTATTGTTGGATTAGACTTAAGAAAAACAAAAGTTCGTCCTAAGTATGTTCCTAATCCTACTGATGATAATGTAAAATCTACTGCTATCTTTAGGGTTACTGGTGCTTGTTATTTCTGGCAGTTCTCTATTTTTGATGGAGATGAGTCAACATTAGTATATACAGACCCTACCAATTTTGATACTGCTAATAGATCTAAACCAATATTCTCTCACCATAAGGTAACTTGTTTTGAGTATGCTGATGGTGTTAATAAATTAGATCAGTTTGATGGATTGACTGATTTAGATGTTTATTATAGCAAATTATCTAACGCATATAATAGAGCATCAATCAGAGATATTGATGAAAAGTATCCTTCTACTCCAGGTGGATTTGCAAAACAAAGACCTGAGTATGAAATAGTTGGTGCATTTAATTCTGACCGACTTCAGATTACTAGTATTATTTCAGGTGACGGTGCAACACCAGGTCAGGTTGTTACTGTAACTACAGCAATTCCTCATGAATTAACTGGTGGTACACCAGTTAAGATTGAAGGTGTAAATGAATTAACATATAATATTTCAACAAAAGTAGCAAGTGTTTTAAATGAAACTCAATTTACATACTTGCTTCCATATGTTCCACCTAACCTAAAAGCAGGTCCTGCTGGTGGATTGAGTGCTGGTAATGCAGAAGTTAGTGTAGAAGTTGATACTGTTACTGGTGCATCTCCTTATATCTTTAACTGTTCTTTGAGATCAGTTCTTGGTATGCAAGGTATGAAGGCTGATGGTGCAAAAGCAACTGGATTTAGATCTATGGTTGTTGCCCAGTTTACTGGTGTATCACTACAGAAAGATGACCGTGCATTTGTAAAATATAATAAGCAAAGTAGAAAATATGATGGTATCAGTTATCAGAGACAAACTGGTGAATTACTATCATCCGAATCATCATCTTTAAATGCTGCTACTGTTTATCACTTAGATAAAGATGCTGTTTATAGAGATGGATGGAAGACAGCACACATTACACTAGAAAATGATGCTGTTTTACAGATCGTTTCTGTGTTCGCTATTGGTTATCACATTCACTTCTTAATGAAGTCTGGTGGTGACGCATCTATTACAAACTCTAACTCTAACTTCGGTCAGTTTGCTCTTGCTGCTGATGGATTTAAGAAAGAATCATTTGATAAGGACAATAAAGGATTTATATCAGGTATTATTGCACCTAAAGCAGTTGTTAGTGAAGAATCTAATATTGAGTTGAATCAGCTTGATACTTCTGTTCATACCGCATATAAAACTGCTGATACTTCAACAAATAAGATTCTTAGTAGAAGTAAACTATTCTTACTAGGTCAGACTAATGAGAACTTAGTACCATCTGAAATTGCACAGGGATTTAGAATTGGTGCGAGAGTTGGTGAGAAGTTTTATATAGATTTAGCAAATGGAACTAAGGTTCAGGCTACCATTTGTATGTCTAATAAGGAAATTGTTAGTGGTAATGCTTCAACAGTAACTTCATCAGTACAAGTTACTTCAGAGAAGGAGTATGAAGGTACTCATAATGATACTACTCAAGGAAGTGCATCTATAGAACACAAGATAGTTCTTAATAACTTACGTGCTATTGGTGCTAAACATGATCTTAATAATGGTGAGTCTATAAGAATTATTGCTGAAGATGCTGACTTACCAGAAGGTTTAGATCCTCATAGAATCTATTATGCAATTACTAATGAGAAAAACTCTTCAAGACAAGATGGTATCAGTTTAGATGATTATACAATTCAAATTGCATCATCAAAAACTAATGCTGATAGAACTACACCACAATATATTAAGACTGTTTCTAATCCTGCTGCTGGTAAATTAAAAATTATTAGTAGAGTTTCTGATAAGAAACCAGGTGATTTAGGACATCCAATGCAGTTTGACTCTACAGTAACAGTCCAACTAGAAGGTGGTGGTACTTCAACAGGTAATTGGTTTATTCATGTTGATCCTACAACCGATAATAATGCTGAAACTTATAATACTGTATATGATAACTTTGCTAATCTAGATCCTGATGATGAGGATATTCCTTATCTTCAAAGACAAAATGATAGTAGAAGTTTAGATGATAAACTCTATAAGTTTAGATATGTAATTCCAAAAGAATTAGAAAATGCTAGAGACCCTAACGATAGTTTCATCATTCAAGATTCTAGTTCTACTAATGTAAGAGCATTAGCAGATTTTACTAGAACTTCTCTAGAAGCAAAAGATTATGATTTTAATAGGAATACACGATTTATTTCTTATCTTGATTATAATAGCACTACTAAGATAGTTACTATTAGATCAGATAAGTCACATAATTTAAATGCTGGTGAACAGATTATCCTTAAGAATATAACATGTACTGTTAATCCTAATGGAGCAGCAGGTAAAGGATATAATGGAACATTCTTAGTTAATAGTATTATTAGTGATAAAGTCTTTAGTTATAAGACAACTGATATTTTAGGTAATGTTCATAATGTAGGAACTTGGAATAATGACGTTCATGATAGGACTCTTTCATTACCTAGATTTGAGAGGAATAATAACCAAGAAAACTTATTCATCTATAGAACCGAAACAATTTTACCGTATGTTGAGGGAGCACAAGATGGTGTTTATCATCTATATGTTCTGAATGGTAATAATACTATAGAAGAAGAATTTGCTAATGGTAAGTACAATCAGAATGTTGTTAATCTTTATCCTGAATTAGATCGAGATAATGTAAATGACAATCCACAGGAAGCAACTAGTTATGCTAAGAGATTTCCTATTGGTGATGTAGTTACTAATGATCTTAAAAAGAGTTTAACTAGAGAAACTGCTAATAAATTAATTAATAGTTTTGGTGTTGCGAATACAATTAGTGATGTAACTGATAATGCTACTTCTGCTGTTCTAACACTTACAAGAGAACATGATCTTGGTGGTTTGAAGTATGGTGGAACATTAACAGGTGGAGGTGGACATACTGATGGAACTTACTATAACGTAAAATTATTTGATGATGCTTCTGCTCCTGCTTCTGCTGTATGGAAAGGTGCTACTGCTAAAGTTGTTGTTAGTGGTGGAGCAGTTACCGAATATGAGATAACTGAACCAGGATCAGCATATAAGAGTTCACTTTCTCCATTATACTTTGACTCTTCATTAGTAGCTCAAGGTGGTATTGGTGGAGCTCCTAGTTCTAATATTGCTATTACTGATGCAAACATTAGTTTAGCAAATAGCGGATATGTTCAAGTAACTGGTATTAGTACAGGAACAGATCAATATTTCAGGGTTAATGATGCTACGGATATTAATAAGATCAACATTAATAAGACTGCAAGTGAAACAATTCTGAATGGTCAAACTGTTGTTAGTGTAGGACCTACTGTTGAAGTTAGTACTTCTAGTGGAACTGATACAACTACATTTAATTGTAGTACAGCACACGGATTACTTAAAGGAAATCGTTTCAGAGTATTAAATGCTTCTGATACTAATCTTGGAGACTTTATTGTTACTGAAGTTGTGGATGTAGATAGTTTTACTGCTGCAACTCCAGGTGGATTAACATCTCCTAAGTATATTCTTAAACATTCATTATCTGCTAATGATGGTAACTCTGGTAAGCAAGGAGAGAGTTTAGGAGTAAGAGGAGTTGCTTTTTATGATAATGAATCTCTAGTTCTGAATGATGCTATTACTTCAGTTACAGATGAAATTAAAGTTACTCTACCTGGTGGAGGAACGACTACTGCATCTATTCAGGCAAGATTCCCATTAGGATGTTTTATTCAGATTGATAGTGAAATAATGAGAGTTGTTGATGAAACTATTGGTAGTGGAACAACACTTAAAGTTATTCGTGGTGCATTAGGTACTATTGTTGACAACCACGTTCTTAATTCTCAGATTAAGAAGATTAAACCTCTTCCTGTTGAATTACGACGACCATCTATTCTAAGAGCATCTGGTCATACATTTGAATATCTTGGTTATGGTCCAGGTAACTATTCAACTGGTTTACCTCAAGTTCAACTTAAATCTCTAACTGAGAGAGAAGAGTTCTTATCACAATCACAAGAAACATCTTGTGGTACTGTTGTTTACACAGGTATGAATGATAAGGGTGATTTCTATATTGGAAACACTAAGATTTCATCTGACTCTGGTGAACAGATAACATTTGATATTCCAATTCCAACTGTAACAGGTGAAGATCCAAGTACGCTTAGTGTTGTATTTGATGAAGTAATCATTAAAGATAGACTACTTGTTGAAGGTGGAAGTTCTAATACAATTCTATCTCAGTTTAATGGACCTGTAACATTCAACGGTAATGTAAGATTCAACAAGGATCTTAAAGTTGCAACCAACTTAACTGTTGATGGTATAGTTAAATTTAATAATGAAACGGTAGCATCATCTACTTGTGGTGTAACGCCTACAGGATCATTAGTGGTTAAAGGTGGAGTTTCTATTGGCGATAAGGTAAGTGCTGCTGGTGCAGTATCCTTAAATGTACTAGATGGTATTGTTAGAATTTGTGAAAATGCTGCATCAACCAGTTCTACTACAGGTGCTTTAATAGTTGGTGGTGGTGTTGGTATTGCTGGTCAACTTTCTCTTGGTGGTGTTTTAGATGTTACTGGCAACATAAATGCTGGTGGTGGTTTACATTTACCTGATAATGTTAAATTAACTGCTGGTGGAACTAGTTCTGGACCATATTTCTCTATTGAACATGATGTTGTTGGTGGTGTTCGCAATAATATTATTAAAGATGAATCACTCGCTAACATATACTTGCGAAGTGATGCGAATATTGAAATAGGTAATAAGGATGGCTCAGAGCAAGGTTTAATTTATACTGCTGGAGCAGGTATTAAATTACGTCATGGCACTACCTTAAGGTTTGAGACTAATACTTCTGGTGCTAAAGTTCATGGTGCTTTAGAAGTAACTGATGATATTACTGCTTACTCAACTTCTGATGCAAGATTGAAGAATGATGTTAAACCAATACAAGATTCTCTTGCTAAGGTTAAATCAATTTCAGGTAATACCTTTACTTGGAATGAGGCATCTAAGAAAGAGGGACAGGAAGATACTGGTGTGATCGCACAAGAAATTTCTGCTATCGGATTACCTGGCACAGTAACCATCAGAGAAGATGGAACCTATGCTGTTGATTATGAAAAGTTAGTTCCACTTCTATTGGAAGCAATCAAGGAATTATCTAATAAGGTTGATACCTTATCATAATAAATAACTAAAAAATAATATTAATGGCTAATATTAAGAAGACGTTTAATTTCCGTAATGGTGTTCAGGTTGATGATGACAATCTGATCGTAAACCAAACGGGTCTGGTTGGTATCGGAACTACTGTTCCAACTGAGGCTTTAGATGTCCGAGGAAAAGTTAAAGTTCTTGCAGATCCTAATGTTGCTGGATCAGGAGAGATTAATGCAACTACAGGTATAATTACATCTTTAACTGTAACCAATTTAACCGTTAGTGGAAATAATTATTCTGGTGGTGTAATTGGTGTTGGTATTAGTGTTGGAACAGCAGGTATTATAACTGCAACTGAGCCATCTGGTATTGTTACTTATTATGGTGATGGTAAAGAATTATTGAATCTACCCACATCACAGTGGTTAGATAAAGACGTAGGATTAGGATATACAAGTATATACGCTCAAGGTGGCGTAGGTGTGGGGACAGTAGATCCTCGATTTACCTTCCAAGTTGGTGGAAATAATGACTTAACTAACTTTGAAGAAGGTGTAGGTATTAATGATAAGGGTGGTATTGTAGCGACAGGTGTTATTACTGCTACTACATTTAAGGGACATGTTGATGGATCTGTATCTAGTGGATTATCAACTATTACACAGTTACTGTCTACAAACGCAAATGTTACGGGTGTAGTTACTGCTACTGAATTTAAAGGAGATGTTACTGGTGATGTAGTTAGTGGTGTATCAACAATCACTACCTTACAATCAACCACGATAAATGCAGGTCTTATAAACGCTACTGGTGCAGGATTTACTGGTGCTTTATCGGGTGATGTTACTGGTAATGTTACTGGTAATGTTACTGGTAATATTAATGCGGTAACAGGTATTTCAACACTCAATATACTTAAGATACTTGGAACTATTGATGGTGATACTGTTTCTGGTATTCTTACTACTGGAAGATTAACTGCTGCTACTTCAACTATAGGTGTGGCAACAGCAGCATCATTAAATGTTCAAGGTAAATTGGGAGTTGGTGTCAATAATCCAATAGGTGATATTCAGGTATATAAGACAGGAATTTCTACTGTTAATATTGTTGGTGAAGAGTTTGCTGTTCTACAATTAGGTCAGAGAGATTCGATTGGTATTGGAGCAAGCACAGCACAGTTTAAGTTTGGTGAAACTAGTCAAGAACTTGATATTATTAATGGAGATCCTGGTAGCATCAATAGTATTATTCATGGTGGTGGATCTGCTGGTATTAATACTGGATCATTTAACTGGATATATGGTGTAAATAACAGCACACTAATGTCACTAGACTATACTGGAAAGTTGGGTGTTAATAAACCTGATCCAGAATATCCTTTAGATGTAAGTGGTATTGGAACTTTCTCAAGTGATGTTTATGTAAGAAATTCTTTAGATGTTGGTGTTTTACTGACTGTTGGTGGTAATGCAACTGTTGCTGGAACATTAGGAGTTACTAGTAGTGTGACTGTTGGTGGAGATTTAAATGTTACTGGAGTATTTAATTATCCTTCAGACGTTCCTGCTGATAGATTGCCAGATCAAATTGATGTTAGAATAAATTCTGCTGGAGTATCTACATTCTTAGGTGGTGTTAATCTTGGAGCAGTTCAAGTTGGTGGATTAAATGGAGTTATCTCTGGTGTATCCACGATTGGAATCTTAACTGCTGCGGAAAACATTCCATTAGCTATGGGTGTTTATGCACCAACGGCAAAGGCAGTTTTCAATAGGCTGGGTATTGGTAATACTGATCCTATAAATGCGTTGGATGTTACTGGTAATATTCAAGCAACTCAATTTCTTGGAGTTGGTGATCAACCAGTAGGTGCTGCGGTTGACTTCTCTAATGCTGGTAGGGGACTTACTGTACCATCATTACAGAATAGAAACTTTATGCTTCCACCAAAAGTTACCACAACTGAAAGAGGTAACTTAGCAGGATTAGCTGCTGGTGCAATAATATACAATACTACTACAAACAAACTTCAAGTTTATAATGGATCTACGTGGCAGAACCTTCACTAAGGAATAGTTAATGGGAATTAGTGTAACCAAGGCAGGACCATATTTTGGTTCAGGTGAAATAAAGTTTAGTCAATTAAGATCTAACTTTAAGGAAACTAGTAGTGGATCTATTTCTGCTTCAGAACTTTTTAGAAATACAAATCTCTATGATAGAGAACCTATAACACCAGACTCTACTGAGAATGATCAAATAGCATCTGATCCATTTCCAGTAAGTGTATCTTGGGATACAACTTACGGACCAGCATATGTTTCTGGACAAAATTATGTGGAGTTGATGCCATATAGTACAGATTATCCTAGAGGTTCTTTTGACTATTATTTTGGTGGTGTTAAAGTAGGGACACTTGATCTTGATACTGCTACACAGACTTACATAGAACTTGGTGATATTAGGTATGATTCACATACTCAACAGCCAGCAGAATGGACTGTTATTGATCCTATGAGTCATATTTCTGGTCAAAATTATGTAGAACTTACAACACCTACTCAACAATATCCTGCAGGAACTTTTAAATATTATTGGGATAGTGTTCTTCAAGGAACTCTTAATATTCAAGGTGCTACTGTTGATTATGTTGAGGTCACTAATCAATATGGTAGTTTTAGATTTAAAGGTGGAACATTACAAGCGGATGGAACCTATTCAATAGAAAGATCTAAATTAACACAAAATTTTTATTCAATATCAAAAATAGAACGCACGATTGGTACTGGTGGTAGTGGTCCTTTCAGATATTCTGGTGTAGGTAAGAATTTAAAAGCATCACAATTTAGAAATTCTATTAAGAGATATACTGCTAATCAATCTGGTAATGATCAATTCTTAGATATGGGATTATATACTGCCAGTGGTGGTAAAGGTATTGATTGGGACGGACAGGGTGTGCAAGATGCTGCAGGATCTGTAACTGGAAATTATCAAAGAAATGTACAGAAGATAATTAATATAACTGGTATATGTTATTCTGATGATGAAGGAACTAATGGTGCTGTAGGTGGTGGTGGAAGAGGGCATACTAAAAAGGCTGCTGCTAAGTTGGTTATGCCTAATCCATTAAAAGCTTTGAATACAAGGCTTCATGTTAGTGGTGGAATATATGGAGCTGGTGGTAAAGGTGGTTTCTTTGGTGCTAGTCATAGTCCTGAAGATGAATGTGATCCAGGTAAAGATGGTGGACCAGCATTATCAATATCACATGAAGGTATAGAAAGTATAACTTATATTCATGTTGAAGGTGGTAAGATATATGGTGGCGGTGGCGGTGGAGAACAAGGAATACAAGGAGAGTGGCCTGTTGCTGTTGGTATATGTGATTTAGGTGGATATACAAGTTGTTCTGGTGGTGGAACAGTTTGTACTACTGGTGGTGGATATGTAGCTGGATATGATGAAGGATGTCATGGTAGTGGTAGTGGTGGAAGTTGTGGACCAGGAGAAATAAGTGCTAGTCTATACATAGCAAGATTACCTTGTCCTGATGGTAGTGGATATGGAACTATCTCTGCTACTTTTTGTTATACACAAACTTGTGTTACAACTCCACGTACTTGTAGTTACACTTCATATGGTAGTTATACCTCAACTTTACCAATTCAAGGTAGAGGTGGTGCTGGTGGTAATGGTGCTGCTGGTGTTCCTGGATCACCTAATTATCAAGCTCAAAGTAGTGGAAGTGCTGGAACACAAGATGTAGATGCTCAATGTAATTCTGGTGGAACATTAGGAGGTGCTAAGAACTCAAGTCCAGGTGGTACTGGTGAAGATGGTGGACAGCATGGTTCTCCTGGTGGTTCTAATGCTGGTAAGAGTCCTGCTGCTAGTGGATTATCACAAGGAGAAGGTGGTGGTAAAGGTGGAGCTGCTGTATGTGGACAATACTTTAAGACACCATTATTAGGAAATACTGGATCAAGTAATGTTAGAGGTACTATTGGAAATCAGTGTGATGGAACAAATTCACCACCTATTATTGTACCTAATGCACCAACTGTTACTATGGGTGATGTTAATTATATTAGGTTTAACTATCCTGATTTAGATGGTACACAGACTCAAACTCTAAATGTAACTGGTACTGTATCTGCTAAGTTTATGCATAGGTGGAATGATAAGGGTGATAAGGGATGGGCTATGCAAGGATTAAAGATATACAAACCAGACGGATCAGTTTTATGGAGTAGTGTTCGTAATGTTGATTTCCAAGACCCAGAAGATGGGATACCAAACGACTACCCATCTCCTCAACTTACTCTAACTGAAGGAATATATCCTGTTGAATTTGTTGGATTAAATGCAAGAAATCAAGGTGGAACTGATTCAAATGGAAAACCTTATCTTAAAGCAGGTCATTTATTAGAAATAGGTCAGAAGATGTTTTTCGTAGATGATCATGAATCTGATAGAAACCAAGAGGTTTATATATTACCTCATGGAAATGATGTCACTTGGCAGAAATCTTATATAACAGGAACTCATGGTTCTGCTAGTGATGCTAATGGTTGGGCAGGAGATACTTCATCTGACTATGTTGGTATGAACCAGTATTGGTCAGCATTTATGCGTAGATTAGCATACTGGGAAAATAATACAAATCCAAAGACTCAAGGCGGTGCTGAACCTAGTTTCTTCCAAGCTTGGTCTTTCAATCCACCATTAACTAGGGGTGTTAATGAATATAGACTCAAAGCTCAGTCTGATAATGATTGTATATTTTATATAGATCAGACGTTTAAGATTGGAGAAACAACAAAATATGATAGTAGTGGAGTTGACGTATTAGATATACCTATAAATTATTCTTTTGCAAATGGAACTAACGCATCAATTAGGGTGCAGTGTTTCAATAGACAACCAAATAATATAAGTTGGAATACGATTAATGAACCAGGATATGTTGCTAATCAAAATTATGTATTGTTCACAACAGCTACTCAACAGTATCCTAGAGGAACTTTTGAATATTATTGGGGTGGTGTTAAAGTAGGAACACTTAATATTGAAGGTGCTAGTGTTACTTACATAGAATCTGAGGATGGAAATTATAGATATGATTCTCACACTCAAGTTGGTGGAACAGGTTCAAATTTCTATACAATATCAAGGATAAAGCGTAGTCCTCAAATAAACTGGCAGGAAAACCCTGCTGGTGTTGCATTTGAGGTTTATACTTATGATAATGATGGAAATAAGGTAGTTGCAGTTGATTCTAGTCCTCTTGGTTCTGAAGGTACTGTATGGGGTGCTGCCCGATTTAGCTATTCTGTTGATAATGTCAATTTAGCAGATCCACTTCACAACGTAGATGGATTCTCTAATCCAGTTGATCCTAGTTTCGCTGTTCCTAGAGCATTATCTTCTTCTGGTTATGAGATAATAGGACAACCAACAAGACCAACAACTTATACAGTAAGAGCTAAGAATGGTGGAGGAAGCACTACAGCAAGTAAACAGGTTAAATAACACTTGACACTGTTCGAGATTCCTGTTATACTTTTATTATGAAATTTACTCTTGCTATAGGAAACCCTCCTTATGGTGTAGGAGGAAATCTTGCTATAAAGATATTAAATAAAACTTCTGAGATCACAGATGATATTAGGTTCGTATTACCTACATCTATGAGGAAACCTTCTTGTCAGAATAAGATAAAGTCATATCTTCATTGTGAAGTTGATGATGATCTAGATGCTGCTACTTTTCCTGGTGGAATAAGTGCAGTAAAACAGTAT